TAACTAATTTTCATAATTTTTCTACAATCCACTATTCAAGCCACTTTCAGCACATAAAAATTTTTTTAAACATGGAATAGCATGGTAATAAATATCATGTTATACTTAATATAAATTAATTTATCTAGTGGGTTATTTTTTTATGCCCATTTTTAGTTATACTTTTATATTACTTTATAATGTAGAAACTCTTAAAACTCAATTTAAACTACCAACAACACGTTGACACTTCTATATTTAACCTAACACCCAATATATATATTAAAATTGAATAATGTAAAAATATGTAAATGTAATAAGAATGTATAAGAATATTTAAAAAGGAGCTGATCCTGATGAAAAATCTTGGAGGCAGACCCAAAGCATTTGAAACCATAGAACAATTAAATTTTATTATTGAACAATATATAGCATCTAGGTTAGCAACCGAAAAACCTTTTACAATGCTATCTTTTTATATTTATGCTGATATTAGTAAGGAAACCGGATCTCAATATATTGGCGGAACATATGACGATGACAACAAAAAGTTCTCTGACTCTTTAAAAAAATTAAAGGATATTTGTGAGGCTTATGCAGAAGAACAGCTGTTTACAAATAAAAACACAGCTGGGATTATTTTTAATTTAAAGAATAACTTTGGCTGGAAGGATAAGACAGAGGTGGAACATCAAGTCACTAATATTGACGTTAAAATTTCCAATTTATTAGATGAAAATAAAACCAATCTATTGGAAGAATCGACCTAACTGTTGATACTACTGCGTTACAAGGATATTGTCTAACTGTGCGAAACCATTATTTCGTTTAGTTAGGTTAATAATGTAGCTGCTATAATAAGGTAAATGGTCCAAGCTGGGGATAATAGAGTAATATAAAAGTAGGCAGCTGCTGGCTGTGTCGCTGTGTTGTGTGGTGTGTGGGGTCTGTTTCCAATGTGAGGACTCCAACTTACATCATATATATAAAAGAGAAATATACACTTTATCTATATACACTTTATCTATATACAAAACGAAATTTCAACTATTGGTACTATTGGTATTTCTACAGTTTATTAATGAAAACGGAATTTTAACTGTTGGTACTGGTTACTAAATCTGAATTTTTCCTAATGGTACTGGTGCTATACTGTATAATTTTTTACTCCTAATTTTAATTTATATTGTATGGTACTGGTACTATAATTTGATTCCTGCGGAGCTTTTAAGAAGGTATTAAGAATAAGAGGGGCATCCTGCCGAAAAAACATATTCAAAGTCAGTAGTTAGAATGGGTTCGAGGATTATTCATACTAGACAAAAAATGTCTACTATACCCCCTTATACTAGACAAAAAATGTCTACTGTTTAATAAAAAGAGGTGATTTATTGGTTGTGAGATATGTAGTTACTGATGATGGTGAAATAGTGGATAAGATAAATGAGGGTGATAGGATAGTGCGACGTGGTAGTGTTGAGAAGTTTAACGATACTATTGAAATAAATAAAAGCGATAATTTTATTAAGGTTTATACTAAGTGTTTATTTGAAATTTCTAGTGAAATAACAGGTGCGGAGAGTGTATTGCTGATGTTTTTATTACAATATTTACAATATCAAACAGGCATATTAACACATTCTAATGGTGCATTATTAACTAGGGAATATATAATGTCAGATACTAAACAAAGTCAACGAACTATTGATAGAAGCCTTGAGGGATTAATTAAGAAGCGTGTATTAGGCAAACATAGAACTGGTAAAAGTGTTTGTTTTACTGTTAATCCTTTTATATTTATGAAAGGTAATAGAGTAAATAAAACGTTAGCTAAGTTCTTTGAAAATAGTAAGTGGAATAAATAATAAGGAGGAATAAGTATGAATGATATTATTGCAAAGATAGAAACTATCAAGAATATCGTTACAACATTAGCCGACTTAGTACAAGATTTAAACGATGAAAGAGAATCCGACAGGAAAGAGTTTGAAAAAAGGATCAAAACATTAGAACATGCTTATGCAAGGTTAAATAAAGTAGGTGATAAACATTGCTAGTATAAATATAGATGCAAATGTATTTAATAAGGTTTACTTACCTTACTTACATTGCGACAAAAGATATCAAGTATTTTATGGTGGTGCTGGTAGTGGTAAATCAGTTTTTGTTGGTCAAAGATACCTCTATTGGCATGTTAAAGAAAAAGGACATAACACAATAGTTGTAAGAAAAGTAGGAGATACAAACAGAAAGTCAACGTTTCCACTTATGAAGCAGTTAATAAATGCGTGGGGATTTGGTAAGATATTTAAGATAAATGAAAGTGAAATGCGAATTAAGAATATTTACAATGGCAATGAGTTTCTTTTTGTAGGGTTAGACGATGAAGAGAAAATCAAATCGATTACATTTGAAAGTGGAATAGCAACAAGTGTGTGGATCGAAGAATCTTCAGAAGTCGAACAAGGAGATATGACGCAATTGTCACTAAGACTTAGAGGTATAAGTAATATTCCAAAAACAATAACATTAAGTTTTAATCCAATAAATGCAAATCATTGGCTTAAGGCTTATTTTTTTGACCGAAAAGCAGAAGATAGTGTAATTTTAAAAACTACTTACAAGGATAATCAGTTTATAGATGATGCTTACAAACGTGAACTAGAATCATTAAGAGAGATAGATCCTTATAGATATATGGTTTATGTACAAGCTGAATGGGGCGTAACTGGGCGAACTGTATTTGATGGTCAAAAAGTAACCGAACGAATGATGAATTTGCGAACAAATAATAACTCTATTAGAGGTACATTTATATTTGACTATGAGAATGAGCAAATAGTTGATGAATCTATTAAGTTTATTAAAGATGATAAAGGATTTATAACAATACATAAGCATCCAGAGGATAGTATTCCATATGTAATAGGTGGAGATACATCAGAAGGTGGCGTTGATAATTCAACAGGACAGGTTTTAAACAACATTACAGGTGAACAAGTAGCAACATTTAAAGGACAAATTGATACTGATATATATGCTAAGTATATGTATTGTTTAGGTAAGTATTACAATTATGCATTAATAGCAATAGAAAGTAATTTTGACTTACATCCAATAAAAGAGTTGCAACGATTAGGTTATAGAAAACAGTATCAGAGAGAAACAATTGACAAGATTAGTAAAAAGATGCATGCTAAATTTGGATTCCAGACTAACAGGGTAACAAGACCTGTTATTATAGATGAGTTAAAAATTATAGTACGAGAATTTATAGAATTAATAAATGATCTTGATACATTAGATGAAATGCTTACATTTGTTATTAATGATAAAGGCAAGCCAGAAGCTATGGCAGGCAAGCATGATGACTTAATAATGGCACTAGCAATAGCATATAAAGCAAGAGAGCAACAAACTTTTAAAGTATTAGAACAAAAAGAAAAGATTACAGGAACATGGACTATGCAAGAATTGTTGTGGAAGGGATTAAGTAAGGCTGAAATAAAAAGAATGGCTAAGATGAATCAAATAAAGCTATTCACATAAAAGGGGTGTGGATTATGAATTGTGAAAATTGCAATCATGAACTTGATGAGCAAAATGATTTTATAGATTTTATTCAAACAGAAGATGGCGAATACTGGGACATTTATTGTTGCAGAAAGTGTAACACCCAAACATTAATAGAAGATTAAGCTACTTAAATAAGAATGTATAAGAATGTATAAGGAGGAATAAGTATGAATAAGCCTAAGATAGTAATGTTAGATAAACCTTGCAAAAAAGCATTAGAATTAATTGATGAAGTTGCAATAAGAGTTGATAAGCATGAGTTAATGTATGATTATGTTTGGACAGGATTAACGCCTGTTAGAACTAACGTACCAGTATTTTCACCATGTACTGGAATCGACCACATTAAAGCTGATACTGTAATTCATTTAGACAGTGTTTGGAAGAAGAACGAGGGTCACAATATAACATCTACTGCTGAACATACACTAAGTTTAATGTTGCAATTAGCAAAGAAAAAAAAGATGCAATTAGAAGGCAAAACAATTTCAATTATAGGATATGGTAGGATTGGAGGTGTGATTTCTAAATATGCTAAATCTTTTAATATGACTATTATGATATATGATAGATTGTGTAGTTTTTTAGGTAAAACTGATTTGAAACATTGCTTGAATTTTGGAGATATTATAACACTTCATGTACCTTTAAACGATGAAACTTATCATATGATAGGTAAGGAAGAAA